ACTTTCGCAAGGAAATCCTTAACTTCGCCAAAGGAAAAGATCTAAAGGGAAAATGGGTTATAAACAAGCCAGTTGAATATAATGGGGTAGAATATGAAAACAAAGAAGGCGTGAAGGTTGAAGATTGCGGTGGATTTTGGCGAATGGGTTGGACTATAAGACCTTGTGAAGGTGGATATCTTATGATGAATTGGACTGTAGTAAAAAGAACTGTGACGTGGAACGCTGAAATTAGATTCAACAAGAAGATGACTCCGCAGAGTGGATTTATCAATATTTTCACAGGTTCTCCATTAGTTTATGATGGAGAGAGAATATCAAAAGAATATCTTTTAGATTTCATTAATGAAGATTCATTTTCAATTAAATTAGAGAACAATTTTAAGTTCTCAAACTAAACCATTCATCAAAAACGCGTTTTATATCAATTATTTTTTTATCTTATAAAGTAGAGAATGAGATTTGATTTAGATTATGAACTCGGCACACAAAGTGAAATAGATTCACAAAATGATTTAAGTAATTTTTTTAAGAAAGAATTATTAAGAGATAATGATAAGTTTGCTCATTTTGATTTTTTTTCTAAAGATCAAAAAATATTCGTTGAGTTAAAAACAAGAGAAAATACAGAATACAATGAAGAACATGGATATTTCATTCATACTAGAGCAGATGGAAAACAGAGTTATTTTGATACATTATATTTTGATGCTCCGAAAAAGTGGGAAGCATATAAAAATAGACATACAGACAAAAAATATTTTGTAGTTTGGAAAATTTCTGGTGAATACTTCTACTGGGAGATTAATCACGACAGAAAAGAATATTATATTGAAGATCAATTTGCTGACAGGGGAAAGGGTTATAAACAAAATACATCTGTAATTAATGTAAAAGAATATGCTTTAAAACGATTCAGTTAAAAACGCGTCAAAATCATTTTAAAATTATCTCTGTTAAGATAAATCATAATGCCAACTCATAAAGAAACTGGGAGAAACAGAAATAATGAATATGTTCATCAAACTGTTGAATCATATTTAGAATGGTGGGAAAAGGCTTATCAAACAAAAAAGAAAGGAACAAAAATGAGAAATAGAAAAATGAGTAATTCAAAAGATTATATTTTTAAAAGAGATCATAAAGAGATTATTATATCATTTGATTAAATATTCAAAATGTCAAATATTATTTGACAATTCACTAAAAAAGGAAATTATTTTTTGATTATTATAAATTTATAATGAATACTAAATGGAGAAGATTTTTGTCATTAACTTAGATAAATCTGAAGATAGATGGAAACATTATAAAGATGATGATAGATTTACTAGATGGTCTGCTACAAGTAGAAAAGATTTAACAGAGAATGATCCAATATGGAAAAGAATGATATCATATTATAATATTAATCCTGATGAACATATTGCTAAATGTTGTTGTTATCTTAGTCATAGAAATTTATATAGATATATTTTTATGAATAAATTAAATAATGTAATTATTTTAGAAGATGATGCTTTCCAAGTGAATGATATTCCAAATCCAGATGATTTACCCAAGGATGGCTTCACATATCTCGGTGGATTCAGTAGTCATACAAGATTAACAGATGGTCCTTTAAAAGTAGATTTTGAAGAAGGAATAAATCAGATAAAAAATAAAGAGTATAGAATGTTAATGTGTTTAGCGATATATATTCCAGATTGGAAAACAGCAAGAAGAATGTATGAATCATTAGATTATAATGGAAGATGCAGGGCAGTAGATACAATGTTAAGGAATGCTTTTTGTAAGCAGTATGTTCAATATCCTGCTGTATTTATAGAAAGACCTGACCCTTCACAAATTAGAAAAAAAAAAATGAAATTTTCTAATTCTAAATATGAATGGGTTAATGGTAAAAAGGTAATGGAAGAGATTAACAATCATGTGGATTCTCCCACTTTTTAGTTTGTCTATGAAGTTTATTCATTAATTGTTCATATTTGATTAAACTAGTTTTCATTTTCGTGTTTTCACTCCACAACCGACTATTTTTCTCGGTAGTCGCTTCACTACCTTTTTTGAGTCTTTCATTTTCTTCTTTGATTTGATTGATTTCTTTTCTGGCAAGTATCTTTTGATGTTTCTGATATGCCAGATTATCTTTCATTTTATTGATTTCTTCTTTACGTTGTTTGATTTCTTCTTGGAGTTTAGCAATTAAATTATCTTTTTCATTGATTGCCTGAACATCTTCGGGCCACCTTCCATCATATTTATCTTTTTCCATAGCGAGTTCCATATCATTCATTTCTGCCTGTTTATCAAGGAATAGTTTGATGAGTTCATCTTTCTTGGTTTTTTTGAGAGCAGTTTTGTTGTAAAGAGTTGCCATTGTAATATATTTATATTGATTGTCTATCATTTAAATAGAAATCAAATTTTTAAAAGGTTTTTTCAACTTTGAGAACAATTTATTCTGTTTTCTTAACATAAATTAGATTCTGCGTAGCGATTGAATGACCCATTATTGAAGCCAGTTCAGATTGTTCTTTATTCTTTTTAGCGAATTTTTCAGAAGGAATAATATGTCTTATCATTGTAGTTGATATTTTCTTATCAATATATTTTTCAGAATTCCTTGTTAAATATTGTGTCATTAAATTAGAATTGATTGGAATTTCATGATCGCCTTTTGTAATTGTAAATAATGTTTGTCCATCTGTTTTCTTTAAGATTTTGATGAATGCTCTAAAAACCTTTTCAATATCTTTATCTAATGTAAATTTAATCTCACCATATTTAAGATTTGTTTTATAATTATTTAATGATATGAATATAGATGATTTTTCTTTAACAAGATAATTATTGTTCTTTTTCTCATCTTCTTTTAGTTTGTTAAATTTGCTTTTAGAGATTAATATCATTTCAGCAAGATTATTCCTTGTTGGATATCTAATGAAAAATGTGAACATAGTATAAACTTGTAAGAGTTCTATATCTGATTTTTCTAATTTAGACTTCCTTTTGATATCTCTACGATGAATATCTTTTGCCATCATTTTTAACATTTTATTTAATTCATCTAATGATACAAATTTCTTTTTCTGGGATTCAGATAATTCACCAGATGATTGTTGTTTCATATATTGTTCATTTAAAGGATCTCTAATTTTCTGATATTCAATAATCAATTCATCAAAACTTTTACTATGATTAAGAGCAAGTAATAATACAATAATCGCATTATAATAACCTTTTTGAGTATTTGGTGAATAAGATTTAAGAATTCCTTTTACATTATCAATGTCTTCAAGAAATGTATAATCATCGGAATTACTTTTCTTTTTTAATGTGATTAATTTCTTTTCATATTCTTTGACAGTAGAATCTTTACGGGAAGGATTACCCTTCTTAATAGTCTCTGAGATATTTTCTGAGTTGATATTCATTTATATAGTATCTATTTAGATTTCTTTTTAAATGAAAATAAAAAATCAAATTTATAAGTGGTATTTGTTAGACTATCACGCATTGTATACTTCAAAATAGCCGTCGCTTAATCTTGCTACACGAATGTATTCACAATAACAGCGTAAGAGATCAATTACACGACCAGCAGCAGGGAAATCTCCCGTAAGGTGTAATTCTACACCACGCTGACCGACACGACCATTAGTTAGACGTGTTCCCATATAAAACATCTGTCCATCAAGATTACCAGATTGCTGATGACCACTATATTTATCATCTGTAATACCACCAGCAATAACACCCTGTGATGAATATTCTTGACGAGTTAAGAAAGGAATACCTTCAGATTGTTGCATTACAGAAAATAATCTAGAAGTATTATCAATATCACTTGTGAATTCAAATCTATCATTGTAGCGAAGATTATATTTAATAGTTCCAGAAACACCTTCAGCATCAACACTAAGAGCAATACTATTATTTTTACCAAGGAAAGTTCCTTCCGATTGAGTATCAGAAGGGAGTAATGTAATTACTCTGGGAACCATTCTATTCGCCATACCGAGATTACGAACAATACCAGATGCTAATTGTGTGCGATCAGTTGTATGTTCTACTAAACGATAATCTACAAATGAAAAACTCATATCTTTTCCACGACTTTGAGCGAATCTATCCATTTCATCTGTAGTTCCATAAAAGATATAATCAGCACAGAATTTTAATTCATCACGGACAATTTCACAAGCCGCATTAAGACTATTGCCTTGACTTACCTGAACACGTCTATCTAATGTTGGTTCAAAAGTTAATTCAATATTGATTGGTTCTTTAATGAGATATAACGGAAGCTGATTCACTTTAAGGAAGGGGAATAAATCACTTAAATCAATACTGTATGATGGACATTCTGACGGAGTTGCTGATGACATCACTGCCCATGCTGGCTGAAGTAAATCATCTCCATCATATTCTACTCCATTATCAAGACCATAAGAATCAGCAAAAACCTTTGACGCATCATTATAAACAAATCCATGATTCATAAATCGTCCAGTCTGATACATCTCTCTTTCTAAATTATTTTCATTTGAGATTAATGAAGATTTAACAGCGTGAAGACCAGCCCAACTATCAATCTCATTAAGAGTTTTATTACCGATTTTTAATACTGCTTTTTTAACGATTTGTCCGATACCGACGTGGGGTTGAAGGAAAGCAGAAGTCTGACCTGTTCCGGGTTTTAGACTAACAAATAATTTACTATGACTATGTAAGAAACCTTTATTCTGTAAAGTGAAACGTGCGAAACCATCAGTAGTCGCTGCTCCCTGAGAAAAAACGACTGGTTCAAGTAAATCAGTTTCTAACTGTTGCTCCATATTAACTGGGATTTGATCCAACATAAGGAAATTGGGGATATCTCCATCATCTTGCGACATTATTATTATAATTTTACTATTATAAAAAAAAACAAAAAAATTTAATCAATTAAAAAAGTGTAGAAAAAAATTATGTTCGGAGTTGAACCCCCTGTGGTGAAAAGAGTAATTGAGATTTAGACTTAATGAATATATATACTCCCATTGGATTATCAGATTTAAGGTCAGAATCAATAGATAGTCCCCATTGTTCTTGTGAAAAGTCTTCACCGCTTTCACCGATACCATATTTTACTGCTAAACCATATACGGCTCCACCTTCAGCAATATTCATGTAAGCATCTTCTCCAGTGCTAGTAGTAGTCATATTATAGTTTCTATTCATATTTGCTGGAGATACCGAAAGACGTTCCATACTATACTGACTATCTGGACTAATCGCTTCAACGAGAGTTTTTACAATCTGGGGATCAACGACTTTTGAAGCAGTATTTTCTGGATCAACAATATTAGTGACGTAATCAAAATCTGCTGGATATTTAGATCCACCTTTAAGATACTGAACTCTACGAATTGGGGCAAGAGCAGTAAGGGAAGATCCATCACCACTGGGGAAAGTTGTTGCTTGTCCATCTTGAGTAAGAGTATTAATATTAGATACAGGCATAAAAGTGACGAATGCTGAAATAACATTCCGTAGAGCAAGTGAATACTGAATCTGAGCATTTGTAGAATTAATACTAGTGTAAAGAGATGTAATAGTATTAAAATCATATGCTCCTTCAGCACCGCTCGGCGAACCGTCTGGAATATCAGATATTTCACAAGTTAATTTAAGATTAGATAATTCATAATGAGCATCACCGATACCAGCAGTAGAGCCAGCAGTATTAAAAAGAACATTTGAATCTGGTTGAAGTAAAAATTCTAACTGAATTCCCCCAAAAGCATCAGGTCTTAAATCTACCATCTGACCAGACTGCATGAATCCCGATGGGACGTGAAAAGAAAATTCATTTGTCTGTGAAACAGCATCAGAAGCATTCTCCATAACTGACTTACGGAATGTAGTAGCATTTGGATAGATTAAGCAAGACTGCTGTAAATGTCCCAGTTGATCTTGTAGAGATGAAGTACAAGCCATATATGAATTCATAAATTTTGAATAATGACGAATATTTTCGCACACCATTTTTGAGCGATTTGCCCGAATAGTTAATGATTCAATAACATTGTAAATACCAAGACGATTATTCATTGTGACGTTATCTCCATCTGTTAGACCTGTGGGAGTAGCAAGATTATCTTTGAAAGCATTAAAATTACCGACAATCCTTATTGTAGAAGGATCAAGCATCCCCGCCTGAGCGGATACTGTGAATGAAAGAACTGGAAAACCATTCTTAAAAGATATTTTACCATCAGATGGAATATTATCTGGGCGAATCTCAATATAGCGACTTGTCATATTTATTTATAATATTATTATTATAAAAATTCTAAAAGTTAAATTAACAAAAATTATTTATTGGATTACTTCCACGCTTCCATCTCTAATGACTAATCTACGAATATGGAAAACATAAGAGTTAAATAACTTCGGTTTAGTCGGAGCATTGGCAGTCTGATATCTTAGCATTACTGCTAAATCTTTTCCCCTTAAATCTAAGACACCACCCTGTCCCCCTGCTGAGAAAGAGCGTCCAAAGATAAAGTTATTCATAAATTCACTGAAAGACCTTGGTTTAATACCAGAGTTATCTAATGTCTTTTCTAATTCATACAGGTGAAAGGCGTCCAGAGAATTTTTAGTAGCAATCTTTTTAGTAGATATTTCCCTTGAAGGAACCCTTTTACCATCTATCTGATACTGAACACTTGATAATTCATCACAAATACCTGTGTATGCTGAACGAGTGGATGCTAAACAAATATCATTTAAATTTTTACTCGTTGTATTATCAACTGAATTATCAGTCCCAGTAATAACATATGTCCCAGAACCAGAAATTAACTGAGCAGATGTATAAACACTTGAATCTTGGGGAATAACCATTAATGCTTTTGCTCTGCTATTCTGTGCGAATATCTGGAATGTAGTCTGTCTATCAGTAGCAAGGATACTATGTTTATAATTAGTAGTGGACATAATATCAAACTCAATTGCTCTGCCTTCACGAACTTTACTTATCATTCCCGCTTCATACTGGGGATCAAGCATAACTTGTGAAACAATTAAATTTACATTTGAGATTTCAAAACTTGCGTCATATGAAGCAGCATCCGCTACAGCAGTAGAATAAATAACCCATTCATCTTTTACAAGAGCAACTCCATCATTTGTGACGGCACTTGCTAGTGTTATTTCAATGAGACCATTACCAGCATCAGCAGCAGCAGATAAATTAATCTCTGAAATTGTAGCAGTCGCACTTAAATCTGATTCACTACCATTATTATTTGCTCTACAAAAATTAATAGTTTCACCGACTACAAAAGGGAATCTTGCTACTCTATCAGCACCATCAAGATTATTTTTAGTTGAAACATAAAAAACAGTAGCAGCAGCCGAATTCGCCCAATTATTTTCATTCGGAGATTCACGACCATTTAGAGAATGGAAATGTGGATTAAGTGGAGTGCGAGTATCTTGAAGGACAGAGTCTAACTGCTTAATAACATTTTCAGCAGAATTTATATCTAGTTCTATATATAATCCAGAAGTCATCATAATTGGGAAGATGGATACCGAATCAGCAAAAATTCCTGTATGAAGCGGGATTGAAACTTTGGCGTTTAAGAAATCAGAATCAGAAAAAGCAACAGTCTGATTACCAGAAGTCTTTTTAAAGTAAGGATTAGTTGTAGTGTTCGCCATTCCAGTTTTAGTTGTTCCTTCTGTTCCACGATTTTCTGGTTGATGAACAGCACATCCTTCTACAAGAGCACGCATATTTTCAGTTGTTGTATCTTTATCATAATCATATTTTACAGATACATAAGAAGCATAATCAGAAATCTCTTCAAGAAGTTGTCCCCTTGAGCCATCATATATCCTGCAATTTTTGATTAATGTAGATGTACATTTATCTAACTGGAGACGAGTGGGAGTTCCGCCAGCAGGAAGTTTTAGTTTTACATTAAATTGTAAATAAGATTCTCTACCATCCATGAATTTAGTAGATGGATCTACGAATATCTGAACCTTTTGTCCGGGTGAATAAGATAAACCATTTTCCGAAGGAACAGATATCTTCTTTTCACCAACACGAGCGGATTGATCAGCAGTCCAGTAAGCACTCATTTATTTATAACATTTCTATTATAAAAAAAATTAAAAAATTATAATTAAAAAAGTTTTGAAATATCAGAAGTTTTTACTGAGTCCTTCCAGTCGCAACAGCTTGTTCAGATACTTGTTCTTCAGGTTTTTCAGTTTCTGCTGCTTGCTGATTCTTTAAATCTTCACTTTGTTTATCAGAATCTAATTTTTCACCAATGGATTCAGTAATACCAGAACTTAAATCAAGAATACCACCAACAAGTTTAGCAGGTGGGAAGAATGTTCCGATAATATCAGCAGCCGCACCACCAATCTGTAAGACATTTCCTGCTTTTTCCCAAGTATTATTCCCAGCAATTTTACCAGATTTAATATCTTCATATAAATCCATTCCACCCATAGCAGCGGAACCAAGAACACCGACCTTTTCACCAATCGCACCGAGTTTAGTTTTATTCAGTAAATTTTCTCCATCCTTTGCTAATCCCGAAACAACTGCTTTATCAGCACCTTTAAGAGCAGTTTTTGCTTCACCACCTGCTAAATCAGTTAATTGTCCTTCACTCATAGCATTACGCATATTAGTAGAATCTCCTGCTGCTGATTCACGAAGAGTATTTTGTGTATCTTCTAATGGATTAGATGCTTTCGTTGGTGCTCCCGTTGCTTTATTAGCATAATAATCATTATATGCTTTTACTTTTCCCGGAATATCTTTTGCTGTCCATAAATTAGTCGCTTGGTCTTTTGCTTGCTGAATAATATTTGTTGTTTTTTCTTGATCTCTAAGAGATTGTATTCTATCAGCAACTTCAAAATTATGTTGTCTTACACGGTCATTAAAATCTCTTACAGATTTCATATGAGCATTACCCATTGAGATGGCTGCTCCATTTGTCCCATACAAATCACCCATTTTTATATATATTTAAGTTATTTTTTTTAATTTATCAAAATAAATAATATTTATGATATTTCTAATTCTTCTGTTTCTGTATCACGAGTCGGATAAATTTTAGTTTCATGGCGAATATATGCTTCAGCAGGATTTTCAGATAATTTTAAATATAAAAATGAATATCTATCTTTGTGTGCTTCTTCATATAATTTTAAAAAGTTATCTTGACCACCAACTAAATCACCATATTCTTCTGCTATTTTTTCTAATTCTTTTGAGTTCTGTTGTTTGCATATGATAACGTCCGTGGCGTTATTACGAATCATACCAGCGACAGCACGGAAACTTTGAACAGCGATTAAATAAAAATCAATATAATGTCTGAATCTTGTTGAAAAAAATGACACTTGATTTGTTTTCTTAAAATCTTTCGTTAATACATCATCCATAACAAGAGCATAAGTCGGTCTTTCTTCTTTGATTTCATATTGTCCTTGAGACTTCTTAATGTTTTCAATAATACTATCTTCATAATGATCCATACAATCAAAATGTTTGCTTAATATTTTACCTTTATTATCTGTATGTAATGTTGTTGATACAAATTTAACGACATCAAATCTATCTTTATAAAAATCTTCATTACAAAAATAATTAACTAGTAGATTACTTTTCCCAGATCTTACTGAACCGATAATTAAACAGAGTGAAGGCATTTGCGGTAAATTCGGATGTATATCATCAAACTTTGCTGAAGGTTCTTCATCCTTCACCTTTAAAACTTTGGGAACAGATTTCTTTATCTTGGGCATATTATATGATATATATTATAATTAATCTAGAAATAAACTAAATATTAAATCTTCAGGTATTCTATATCTATCTTGTTGAGATGTTCCATTATATTTATTCACATTTAAAATATTTGCTCTTTTTATTCTGTCAGCGTTTCCAAGATTAGTTTTATGTAAATTACCAACCATATTTCCACAATTTTTATTACATAGTAAAGGTTTAAAATCTGTTCTGTTTGTCCATATTCTTGTTCTTTTTCTATATCCCCAATCTGAATACATACAATAATCTACAATATAATTATTTATATCTTTCATGAATGATCTATCTTTCATTCTTGATGTCGCTGGATTTTCAATGAACCAATAATGCGGATTAAAATAATCTATTATCTCTAATGTTTTTAAAACTAATTTATCATCTTCTTTCATTTCCTTTTCTTGAATTTCTTTTGTATATATTTCACCTTTTCTCATTCTACCCAACCAACTATCTTGTAATTTAGAGTAATTTGTGCAAGGTGGTGAAGCCCAAACAATATCAAATTCATCTTTAGAATATTGTTTATAATCAAAATCCATTATATTAACTTGATGTGTCGCAGGTAAAATTAAATCAACTGAAACAACATCCCAATCTAGTTGCTTACATACTTTTCCAATAGAACCAGTCCCCGAAAATAATTCTAATACTTTCATTATAATATAATTAAATAAAATATTCTATTTATTCTAACCAAAGGTATGCTACTCTAACCAAATAATATCTCTTGGAAGATTCATTTTGTAGCAATAATAGAAGCAATCAAAATTACATTTATTTTCTTGTTTTTCTGGTAATTTACCATTCACTAATTTTTGAAACTGAATTCTTTTTCTTGGGATAATTATTTGTAAAGGATTATCTGTATCTTTATAATTTTCTCTGATATATTGAGTGCATATTTTACTACAAGGCATAATCATAATGAAAGGTTTATCTAACTCTTTTAATCTCGGCATAATCTTCTTTGCTAAACTGAAAGGTGGATTACTGATAATAACTTCACCTTCATTATTCTCAAAGAAATCAATATCTTGATGAATAACTTCTTTACATCCAAGATCCCTTAAATATTCTGCTGATTTACCATCACCATAAAATGATTCCCATATTACTTTATCTTTTGGGATATATTCATTGATATTTTCCCAAGCATATTTCGGAGTCATATAATCGTCGTGTTTCTCAAGGGTCTTTGTGTGAAAGGAAGCCATTGTGAGTAATTTATTGTGTCAAAATATTTTTGTTTTCAAAATCAAATTTTTGATGATTACTTACTTTGCTCCGCTAAACCAACTAGAAATATTACTATCGTGAAAATATGGATTATGGGATGAAATATCAAGATGTTTCTTTTCATTAAATATTGTTAATAAATCATGTATATCTTTTTTGGGAATATGTCGCTTAAGCATATGATGACCAGTTGTATGAAAGACTAATCTTCCCTTCCAAGTTTCATATATTTTTATACGTTGCTTTTCATATGTTCTTTTCTCAACATCTT